GACCAGCAAGGCAGACTGACAAGTGCTTCTAACGTCACTATTGCTATAGGTAACAGCAACCTACAGAATTCCAACGTGGTGTTAGGTAACACTACCCTGACTCTTGGTAGTACTGTTTCTAACGTAGGCAACCTGACACTGGAAAACGTCACCATTCTTGGTGGCACAACCAACGCTGCTGTGTTCAATTTCACAGGAAATACGACAGCTACAGCGACATACGGCATAGCAAGTTTGCCTCTGCAACCTGCTGGATTCATGCAAGTCAACCTTAACGGGGTGGTAGTAAAAGTCCCGTACTACGCTGTCTGACATGGATAACCAACAAATCTTCAACATCGTGGTCAGCATTGCTGGCTTTCTCGCTGTCTATGTCTTCAACAACACGACAAGACAGATACAGAAACTGGAGGACAAGATAAATGAACTACCTAAAGAATATGTGGCAAAAGATGATTACCGCTCTGACATCTCTGAAGTCAAAGATATTCTCAAACAAATCTTCAACAAGCTAGATGCAAAGGCAGACAAATCTTGAACATGGAAGCCCTCTCATACGTAAAGTTCGGTGACAAAGACGGACTGGGAGAGTTTTTGTTTGAAAACGGTGTACAGCACCAGTTGTTCTACGAAATCTTGGGGGACAACGGTATTGCTGTGCAGAAGTATCCACTGACAGATGCTGACTACGATAACTTGGATGACTGGCTGTTTGTGCACAATCAAGAACATCAGCGTCTGGCAAGTGTTCTAGGCTTGGATAATCCATTCCAGTTGCTCGACAGTGACTGGAATGTGGAAGAAGATTTCTATGACTGGATTGGTGTTCACCAGACCATTCATCAACAGATAGCAACAGCTTTAGGAGTGTGACATGGCAACAAAACCGTCAAACAAACAGATGTTTGAAGCAAAGCAAGGTATCAAAGAATATCTTGCCAGTGTTGGCGTTTCGCCTGAAGTGCTTGTAAGGGTTGGTCAGATGGCTGATGCTGTTATTAAAGATAGGACTTTGTATCCTGTCTTTAAAGAGCAAGCTGTTGCAAGCAAGTTGGTAGAACCAGATGAGTTGGACATGAAGGTTGATTACCCGTCTTTGGCCGTGTTTTCAACTATGGGCAAGATAACAGAACAGATGCTTGCATCTAGAGAAATAGGAGCATGACATGGGTAAATTTTGGAGAAAAGTTAAATCCGCATTTAAAAAAGTAGCAGCAGTTGCTCTTGTTGTCATTGCCATTGTCAATCCAGCATTGATTCCAGCTATTGGTAACTCTATTCTGACAACGCTTGGTGTGGCGGCTCCTTCTGCTGCTGCCGCTACTGCCGCAGGTTCTGCTGCCATTACTACCGCTAGTTCATTAGCTCAAGGTAATTCATTAGAAGATTCTCTTAAAGCAGGTGCTGTTTCTGGTGTAACTTCTTTTGTTGGTATCAGCACTGCAACTGCTACAGGCTCCTCCGCTATTGGTTCTGCCGCAGGTTCTGCCGCAGGTACTGTTGTTGCGGGTGGTAGACCAGAAGACATTATCAGAAATGCTGTTTCTGGTGGTATTGGTGCAGGTGTTGGAGATGCTGTTGGTTCTACTGAGTTTGGCAAAACCACAGGTGTTGGTACTGCTGCTGGTAAAGGCGTAGGTACTTTTATAGCTACTGGTGGTAATGTTGAAGAAGCTATCAATGTTGCTGTTAATACGCAGTTGGTTGATTTGGCAAATGTTGGATACCAAAACTACAAAGTTAATGCCTACAAAGCTTCATTGTCACCCGAACAGCGTGCTGCTGTTGAAGCACAAAATTTGGTAGATACCAGCAAAGCACAGCCAGGTACTCAACTTGCAGATGCAGGTACAGGAACAATGACAGATGCTGGAAACCAGCTTGGTGAAATCAGGGTTACTGCTGGTAGAGAAGCTGGTGCGGTTGAAAATGTATTGCCTTACACATCTACAACTGTGACAAAACCAACATCAAAACCTGCTGGTACTTTGCCAGAAGTGAAAGTCACTGCAAAGCGGGAACCAGGCGCACCTGAAAATGTATTGCCTTACACATCTACAACTGTCTCAAAACCTAGCGTCAGTGTGCCTGGTCAATCCAAACCAGGCGGTGAAATTGTAGTTACAGCAAAGCGGGAGCCAGGCGCACCTGAGAACGTCTTGCCTTTTACAGTAACTGACAGCTTGCCAGAAGTGAAAGTTACAGCACAGCGGGAAACTGACAGCTTGCCAGAAGTGAAAGTTACTGGTGAAAGAGAAATCGTAGAAGAAAATCAGCCTGTTGCTGAGAAACCAGCAAAAGAAGCACCTCTCAAAACCATCAAACCAAGCATGTACTTTACGGGTGTAGCTCCAACTTCAGGTTCTCCTTTGGCTGAAGGATTGAATCTGTCTTCTGGCGCACCGCTACCAACAACTGGCTTGACATCAAGTCGTGGAGCGGGTGAAATTGAATCTAAAGAATCAGGTAAAAAGAGGTCAACCGTGTGGAACGAAGAATCTTTGCGTCTTAAAGATGCGTTAGGACTGTAAATGGCAACACTTAAAAACATGACCCGTGTCGGTGCAGATGTGCGCCAGATTGCTCGTTTGCTGCAAGCAAAAGCACCTGAAAACCACATGCTTGCGTACATCACCCCTGAAGAAGCACAACTGCTGAAAGACAGAGGCGGTAGCGGTATGCCTGACCCACAAACAGGTATTCCTACTTATTATGTTCCAGAGGCTGAATACGTTGACCCAAATGCTTTTGAGTACATGCAAAACCCAGTACAAGAATCGCCCACAACGATGTCTGTATCTGCGCCATCTAATATAGAAGGTACTGATTTATATCCAGTAGGTGGGATTTTTTCTCAGCCAGACTATTCTTCTTTTATGGCTCCTCCACAAGTTCAGCCTGTGCCAGAAGTATCTATAGGTTCACCAGACAGAGCCGCTTTGTACGGCGCACAAGGATACGGTGCTGGCTTGCCTCCCGTGGAAGACAGAAGCACCATTGCCCAGCCTTTCCAGCCTGAAAGCAAGACGCTAGGTCAGCGGTATGCTGATTTAGCAAAAAGTTTGGGTATTGAAAAAAGTGATTTGACACGTTTAGGAACAGCTGGTGTGTCAGCATTACTTGGTGAGAGAGCATCCAGAAAAGCAGCACAACAAGGTCAACGTGGCAGACAAGAAATGGAAGCTCTTGCCGCTCCTTACTTGCAAAAGGGTGCAGAGTTACAGCGTCAAGCACAGGCTGGTGAACTCACACCCGTTGCCAGACAGCAGTTACAAGCTGTACAAGCACAATCCGCACAAGCTGCTTCTGCCCGTGGTGGCGTAGGCGCACAACAGACTGCCGCTAGGGTAGAGGCTATTCGTAATCAATTACTGCAACAGCAAAGTGATTACGGCATGAAGCTGACCAGTATTGGTGACCAAATTGCTCTTGGTGCTATCAGAACAGGTTTGCAAGCTGACCAGTATGCAAATCAACTGACCTCTAGCTACTTCAACAACATCATGCGTACTTTGTCAGGTACGCCTACAGTTACTCAAACAACACAGACAACAACAACTGGAGGCTAATGATGGCTACCTCTGCTCTTAATGACATCACAAAGATGCCAGTTATGCCAAAGTTACCTAAAACGGCAGCATTGGTACAACCTGAACCCACACCCAAAGGCATGATTGGAGGTGCTGAAATTGGCCCTGTATTGAGTGAATTAAACGATGCAGAAACGCAAGCAGCTTTAAAAGTAGCAGAAGGTGAGATTGCTATTAAACAAGCAGAAAGAGAAGAAAAAGCTACAGAAGCAAAGATGAAATCAGAGAACTTAGATAGGTTTTCTAAGGAAGTACAGGCTATGCCAGAGAGACAAACTCTACAGCAAGCCCGTGAAGAAATGTCTAATATGGCTTTTGTGCCAACCAAAGACAATGCGACAGATTTAGCGGCTATGTTCTCGCTCATCAACATTGTTGGAATGCTTGTTGGTAAGAGTGATGCACAGCGTTCTATGTATGCCATGAATGGCATGTTGGAAGGTTACCAAAAAGGTAGAGCAGACCTGTACAAGAAAGAACAAATAGAGTTTGATAAGAACTTTAAAGCCATGCAAGCAAAAGTAGCCACGCTAGAAAAAGCGTTAACAGAGGCTATGGAAGTCAAGAAATACGACAAGGAAAAGGGTGACTTGATGGTCACTATGGCTTTGGCACAAGCTGAGTCTCCAGTTTTAAAAGCTATGCGTTTAAATCAAGGTGATATTGCTGTTCTTCAAAATGTCCGTAGAGTAAAAAATGATGTAAACACTGTTGCTGGACTTATCAATAGTAATGCACAAGAAGCAAATCGCAGAGAAGAGGCTAAAGAACGTGAAAGACGAGCAGATGCGAGAGCAAAACTTGCTAGAGACCAAGCATTAGCACTAGCAACCCTAAAAAGTGAAAAGGGCGGAAAAGCACCAGCAAAAGAAATTGTTGGTCAAAATCAACTTAGAAACAATTTAATACCAAAATTGCAAGAAGTTGTTCCTATCATGGATAGGTTGCATAAAGAAGGTAAATGGAACACATTGACTTCACTGCTTGCAATAGACCCAAGATTTGCAGAAGCACAATTTAAAAATGACGAAGAGGCATTAAAAGCTATTCGCACATTTGCTTACTTCCGCTCGAAAGAATTTGAAACCGCTGGTAAGGCACTTACAAGAAAAGAAGATGCGATTCTTGCGCCTATCTATAGAAGTGATTTTAGAGTTTATCAAGGTGCACGTGGAGCAATACTTGATGGTTTAAAAACCATGCAACAAGAACAAGCTGGTTTAGAAGGTATGTATCCATACATCAAAGAATACAATCAAATCTTACGTGGTGAGGTTCCACAAGATATAGACATAGACAAAGAACGTGAGCAAGCATATGAAGCAATACAACAAGGTGTAGATATAAATGCTGTGAAAAAAATGTTCAAGCAAGAAACAGGTGAAAGTCTTATTTACGGAGAGGACTAAGATATGGAAAATAAATATAAAACTTTAACTCCATCAACAGGTAGTACAACCTCACCTAATAAGTATCTTAGTGCGCCAAAAGAATTATCAGTGCCACCACCTGTTGATTTGACAGAAAAACCCAAACAACCACCAAAAGAAGAAAAGTCTTTTTTGGGTCAAGCTGCTGATGTAGCTAAATCAGGAGGTATTGGAGCAACTATTGGTGCTTTAAGTCCTGAAATTATGACTGGGTTAGGATTAATACCATCACCTGCATCACCGTTTTTGTTGGCTGGTGGACAACTAGCACGTGGTTTTAGAGCTGCTTCTGCTTTGACTGGTGGATTGTCTGCTGCTGGTGGTAGTGTTGCAGGTAAAGTTGTTCCAGAACCAGAAAAAGTAGCAATAGACATTCCAGGAATACAAGTAACTAGAAAACAACTTGCAGAAGTTGGAGGAGAAATTGTTGGCCCAGGAGCATTAAAAGGTACAGAACTTGTGTTGCGTGGAACTCCAATTGTAGGTAGTTCTATACGAGCATTAGAAAGATATGCGGGTGCTGGTAAAGATGGATATGCTGATGCTGCTGCAAGAGAATTGGCATTAATTGCCAAGCCAGGTTTACGAGATAGGTTTTTTGGCTCTGAAGTACCTGTAACTGAAATACAACCATATCGTCAAATCTACGATGCTTTGGCTGGGTTGGACAATGCAAAACGTAGAGAAGGTGAAGCGTTGTTAGAAGGTGCAAAAGGAAGAGCGCAAAGAATCACTGCACACTACAACGAACAAGCACGTAGAGTCCAAAGATTCAATATTGCTGAAGCGCAAAGGCTTAAGCAAGAAGGCCAACAGATGGCAGAAGGTGCTATCAAAGATGCTGTAAGTCAAGTAGAGAAAAAATTTGGCATAGCACGAAGAGCAGAAGCTGCGGGACAAAAAGCGGCAGTGGCATCTGAACAAACCGTTGCTGCCATAGGAAATACCAAACGTTCACGTACAGATATAGGTTTGTCACTACAAGAAAAAGTAAAAAATACAGATGACTTGCAAGTTAAAGCAATGCAAGATGCATTTAACAATGACAAATCAGCAAGAGATGCTTTAGTTGCAAAGCAAGAAGAAGCAGGTATTTTTCCAGAAAACACCACCAAGTTTAAAGAAACTATTGCCTTCTTAAATGACAAACTCGTAAAGGGCAGACAACCTGCTGAAAGAGTAAAAATAGATGTTACTGAGCAAGGTGTTAGAAATGCTTATGAGCGTGTAAGAGAAGCCATGCTTAATAAGCGTGTGATGATGGAAGGCTCAGAAGCAGAGGTAGCACAACAAGTAGCAGACATACAGAGAGCTGGTGGACAAGTACAAAAAGGAACAAATCCAGCAACTGGAGAGCCAGCTTTTTACCGTGTTTACAAAACATCTTTTGAAGCCTTAGACCCTGTTAGAAGAAAGCTTGGTGAGGCATTTGATGGCAAGGCTGTAGAGGGTTTTGAAGGTCTTCTTAAAGAACAAGCAAAGGATTTGTATGGGCGCATACGCTCAATACAAGTTGAGTACGCTGGTGGCGTAGATGGCCCACAAGACCTACTGCTTAAAAATTACTCTGAAGGCAAAGAACTCTTGAATGCTTTGCGTATTCCTGCGGGAAGAAAGATTATTGGAACAGACAAATTCAACCCAGAGTATTTGACGCAAGACCCAGCAGACATACCTTCAACATTTTTCAAAAGTAAAAAATCTGTACAGGATTTGTTGCAGATAACGAAAGACCCAGCATTGGTTGAAGGTGCTGCTTCAGATTATTTGGCCCGAACTTTGGTAGGGAAAGACAGCAAGGCCATAACCAACTATCTCAAAGACAACAAAGAATGGATAGACCTATTCCCCAACTTGTCTAATAGAGTAAAAAATGCCATGTCTGCAATTTCTAGAGCAGAAAGCGTAGTTCCAAAAACCACAAAACTTGCTACATCTCTGAGGACAGAAATTAAGAATTTGCCTATACAAGCAAAAGAACAAGAAGTTGGAATAAAAACTGCTGCCGCATCAGAGTCAGAGAAGAGATTGCAAGCAAGCATCGCCAAAGGCGAAAAGCTACGTAAGCAAGGTCAAAAATTAGCCGAGACTACAACAGGTCAAGATAAGGTAAAAGGAATTCTTGGTTCTGGTGACCCAACTGTAGAAATTGAAAAGCTAATTACATCTGGAGAAACGCAAAAGTTGAGAGAGGTTGCTCCTTTCATAAAATCTAACCCAGAACTTGCTAAGAGCTTTAACAGGGCATTAGACATAACCATTTCTCGAATGAACCCCAAAAATGTTGGTGATGATTTTGAGCGAATTCTTAAACCAGCCTTGCTAAATACTGGATTGATAACGCCTAAAAAAGCAGCAGAATTGACTCAAAGAATCAGAACTGTACAAATGACGCTAGAGCCAAGTGCCGCTGCCGAAACAATTCGTTACATCATCAGAACAGGAATTTCTGGTGAGGCTGGAACACAATTAACAGAATAGGAGTAACCATGCCACTCAAGCAAGGTAGTAGTCAGAAAACCATTTCTGCCAACATTCGTAGAGAAATGAAGGCAGGTAAACCGCAAAAGCAAGCTATTGCTATTGCACTCACGACAGCACGAAAAGTCAAAAGAAAGGACAGAAAATCATGAAAGACAACTACGGCAAGCAATCTATGGGTAAGTCCACACAAGCTGATATTGACCGCATGGCTCGCCAAGGTGGTGAGAATGAGGTTCGTGCATCTGAGGACTACAACCGCATGATGATGAAAGAACAGGCAAAGCAAATGAAACGCTCTGCTCCCCGCAAGATGAAGCGATGAGTAGGAAAAAGCCTGAGAAGGGTATAAACCCTGCGCTAGAGAAAGCTATCAACGAGTTGATGGCTGCTGTCATGCTTGACCCTACCGCCTCCATAACCGACAAGATGAAGGTTATAGACCGTGCCTTAAAGCTAGAAGCCTTGAAGATGAAGGATGCTGATGAAGGGTACGGTGCAGGGTTATTTGGTGACGATGACGAGGAGACATGATAATATGGTTATTCCATTATTAGAGAGGGAAAATCATGGAAGCAACCGCAATCATTCGCCTAGCGTTAGGGGTCATCTCAGACCGCTTAATTACCATTCTTGCTCTGCTCACCTCCTTTGGTCTGGGCTGTTGGGTTATGTGGGAACCAAAGTGGGAGAGGGTGACAACTCTTGCAATTTATGTAATATTCAGCTATCTGCTGGTGAGGATAAAGGAGAAAAAACATGGACATGATTCCGAAAGTCAAGACAACTAAGTTACAGGCTCAAGTTGGCACTGGTATCACACAGAACAAGATGTGTGTGCCTGGTGACTTCACCCCTGGAAAACTCCCCGCAGGTGGTTTCCAGTCCGTCTGGAACTTCAAAAACAACGTGCCTAACGATTACTTTACCCGTAAGGAATCGCCTACCTCTGGTGGTGGTGGAAAGGTTTACTGATGGCTAATAACATACCTTTTCAAGTACAAGGTAAGACAACCCGTATTAACGTCACAACAACGGCTAATACCGTATCTATCCTGTCTGACAGTCCCTGTAATCAGGTGAGAATACATAACGGTACAGCCGCAGATGTGTTTGTTCGTTTAGGAACTGCAAGCACAGAAGATGCGGTTATTCCTGTTGCGGGTACACCTGCTTACGGCTTTGTCATTCACAACAACGCAACCGTGATAATGACTGCCCCCAAGCAATGTTCTAATGTTGCTGCCTTATATGTGTCTGCTATTGTTGCTTCTAGCACAGCAACTTTATATGTGACCCCAGGAGAGGGTCTGTAAATTGACCCGATAAGCATCCTCTTTGCTGCCAACGCCTGTGTAGCGGCAATCAAAGAAGGGTGCGAACTCTATAAGCAAGCAAAAACCTCCTTTATGGAGGTCAAGGCCACAGTTGATGAAGCTGTTGGCATTGCCAAAGAAGTGCATGGTTTCTGGGAAAAGCTGGCGCAGATGTTTGCTAGTGACAGCAAGCCTACGCCTGTTGCCAAGCCTGTAGCCAAGAAGAAAGAGAAGTATGTTGCCGTTGACGAGACTAAGGTCATGTCAGATGTGGTGGCACAACTCACAGAGTTTTTCCGCTTACAAGAGCAACTTGCTACCCACATAAGAGAAGAAGAAGAGAAGAGCCAGACAGTCTACGACCCTGATGCCAACCTGATGGAAGCCGCTCTCAAGAGGGTTATGGCTCAAGACCAGATGGCGGCACTGGAGGTGACTATCAGGGAAACAATGGTCTACCAGAGTCCTCCTGAAATGGGAGCCTTGTATTCCAAAGTCTTTGACATGCGGAATGTCATACAGGAAGAGCAGGAAAAGGCTAGACTTAAGCAAGAGGCGCAAGCGAGGTACAAGGCATGGCAACGCAGGGAGGAAAAAAGAAACTTCCAGGCAAACCTAGCGTATCTTCTAGCGACTTTTACATTCCTCCTTTACCTGTGGCTGTTCCTCCTGTTCATAAGTCGGATGGAGAAGACGTAGTGGGATGGATAGCGGCATGTGTGTTGGTTGCTCTTTTGCTGCCTCTTCTGGGTATGTTGTACTTGGATGTGCTAGAAACTAAGCATGAGGCCAAGCAGCAGATAGAAAAGGTAGAAAAGTTAAGACGAGAGGTGGAGAGGAAAAATCGTGAACAAAACCGTAATCATGATTCTGATGGCATTTCTGATGACAGGATGCGAAGATAGATTCCGTTATCCGTGCCAAGACCCCAAAAACTGGGAGCTTGCTGAGTGCAAGCCGCCTATTTGCACAGCTACTGGCACTTGCCCAGAACAGTTAAACAAACCTGAACAGGAGAAGAAGTGATGCCTACAGTAGTCAAAAATGTCAGCAATCGCCTGACAGCAGAAGAAATTGAAGTCAGGGTCTGGGCGTTTGTCATCATGGTACTGGTCAGCATCCTGCTAGGAGCTATGGCTATGTTCCTGTATTCTGTGACCTACGTCACTCAGCCCATGTCTGGCATGGCTCCTATAGACAAGATTTACACAAGCCAGATTAGCACCATCATGGTGTTTATCACTGGTGTGCTTGGTGGTGTGGCTGGCAGGTCAGGAATCAAAGCTGTAGCCACTGCCATCTCAAAGGCAGAAGCTAACGACAATGACGAGCCACCCAAGCCATGAAAGGCTTGTTGTCTGGTCTTGTAGCCTTGTTAATAGCTTTCGGTGGAGGCTATTACTACGGCAAGCATGTTGAGGCAAAAGCCCAACAAGAAGAGGTTGACCGCCTGAATACTGTTGCCAGAGCAAAGGAACAGGCTCTAGCCACGGCTGTAACAAAGACTGCGGATGCACTGAGGAATTCAAATGAAAAAGCCAAACTGGTTGCGAAACAGCGGGATGCTGCTATTGATTCTGGTGCTCTCAAGCTGCGCCTCAAAGCGTCCTGCCCCGTACAAACCCCCACAGATACCGCCTCTGCCACAGGAAGTAGTGGAGGAGAAGCACGAGCCAACATTGACCCAGAGGTTGGAAAAACTCTTTTCGCAATAGCCGAGGAGGGTGATAGAGCTATACAAAAACTCAATGCCTGTATAGACTTATACAACAAAGCTGTTGAATCACAGAAGGAAATCAAATGAACTTGACTGCCAACTTTTCCCTGCATGAACTGACAAAATCTGAGACTGCACTGCGTCTTGACTTGGACAATACCCCTGATGAACAGGCCACAGAAAATCTGCGTTTGCTGTGCGAGAAAGTCCTGCAACCCGTACGTGACCACTTTGGCAAGGGTGTCAAGGTGAACTCAGGATTCCGTGCTCCAGCCGTGAACCAGGCCACGGGAGGCTCAAAGACCTCAGACCATTGCCTTGGGAGAGCAGCAGATATAGAAATTCCTGGTGTTGCCAATGCTGACTTGGCTCAATGGATTATGGATAACTTGGACTACACACAGCTTATCCTTGAGTTTTATACAGTTGGCATCCCTGACAGCGGTTGGGTGCATGTCAGCTATGACCCTGACAACCTGAAAAAGCAGGAATTGACTGCTACCAAGGTTGCGGGTAAAACTACATATTTGCAAGGATTGGTTGCATAGGAGTCGATATGGCAAGAAAGAAATTCCCAAATCTATCTGTAGGCAGAGGCGAGAAGCTCTCTGTGAAGAAGGGTGCGGGATTGACTGCCAAGGGTCGTGCAAAGGCAAACAGAGCAACAGGGAGCAACCTCAAGGCTCCCACCAAAGATACATCCAACCCTCGTCACAAGTCTTTCTGCGCTAGAAGCAGTGGATGGAGCGGCGAGCGTGGCAAGGCAGCAAGAAAGAGATGGGGTTGCAGATAATGGCATACACACCAAAAGCCCAACGTGGCTTGTACTTCAACATCAACCAACGCAGAGCGGCAGGACTGCCTCCTAAACGCAAAGGTCAAGCTGGTTACCCTACCAAAGCAGCATTTATCAAGTCGGCACGGACTGCGAAACGCTGACCTTCTGTAGCTCTACCAGCAGGTGAGGGCCGTGGTAGCGCATCTCATTTATCTGGAATGCGCCCTTAAATCCGTATTGTTTAGCCCAAGTCTTCTTGTCATCAAAGTATTCGTAGAACGTATCAGGCGTGATGATGTTCACATGTGTCGGGTCTTGGAAGGCCGCACTGTGTGGGAAGGCAGGGGTAGAGGATAAGAACTTGCCACCCATCCGCATGACCCTGTAAATCTCTGACATGAGTTCTACAAACGGGTATCTGCGGTGTGGGATGTACAGCAGTCTGGGGATGTGTTCCAGAAAGTCGTAGGCAGTTACAAAGTCAAACAGATTGTCTTTGAAGGGGATAGGCTCTACAGCAAGGTCTGCTTGCTCTAAATCCAGTCCTACAACTGACTTTGCTTGGTAGGGGTTGCGGATGGTTTCTCCGCACCCAAGGTCAAGAGATATGCTCATGCTGCTGGAAGCAAGCCACCTTCAAACAGGTAGCTACCGAAATGTCCCAGAACCACCCACGGAGCCGCATGAATCTTGTAGCCATGTCTACGTGCTTCTTGGCAGAAGTAGTAGTCTTCTGACAACAAACGTCCCACGCCTTCTTCAATAGCACAGGCAAAAAACTCCACAATCTTGTCCTGCTTGATTTCGCCAGACAGGAAGGTTACATCGTTGATATAGCTTGGCATCTTTGTAGCCAGGTCTTCCAGTACCTCACGCTTGATAAGCATGAACCCTGTACCGCCATTCCAGATTTCCACAGGCTCATGTGCTGGTACTGTGACTGTGCCAGCATAGTCAACAAGGTTAACCACCAGCGAACCTGTACGGGTTTTCAGTTGGTCAACAGGCACACCATCTTTGACAGCTTGCTCGACACCATGCCAGTTGATTTCCTTCTTAGGATAGATGCCACAAATAATATCTTTGTCAGCGTCAATCATAGGAACGATGTCGGCAGGATTCCAGCGGATGTCTGCGTCAATAAACATCAGGTGCGTAGCTTCCTTCTTGTTCAGAAAGCCGTGTGCAAGAGCGTTACGTCCACGCTGGATGAGGGATTCGTTGAACATGCAGGAGAAGGACATGTCGATGTCGTTAGCCCTCATGACAGCGGTTGTGTTGACCAGCGACTGACAGTAGTAGCCTGTGGTCATGCCACCATACATAGGGGTGGCGATAAAGATGTGAGCTTTACTCATTTTTGACCTCGGTCTGTCTTCATGATTTCCTGTGCATCTTCAAAGCCAGCAGCGTAGGCGATGTTCCACAGTTGTTGCAAAGACATGTTCACCAAGTTCATGGTGTAGTTCATGCTGTTGTTTGCTTTGTTCACAGAGTCTTGGCTCATCTGGATTTGTTGTGGTGTTGGTTTGATGTCACTCATGAAATGTCCTCAATTCTTAATACGTATCTGTTTGTCTTTGCTGACTTGCGCCAGCCATGAACTTCAATTCTGATTCCAGCATCTCTGACAAGAGCTAACGTGTCGGAGGCCATAATCTTTTTTATGCGGTCACTGACAGCAGAGGCTGTTACCTGCACTGCCAGCACCTCACCTTTGCGGATAGCGAGAAGGTCAGCCCACCCCCACAGGTCTTTTCGTTGTTTAGTGAAGCTGTTCCACTTCTCAACTACTTCAACGTGGTAGCCAAGCTCACGTAGGTGAGCCAGACTACGCTGTGTGGGTGAGGTCTTTGTTGCCATCAGTAACAGTTAGTGTTGCAGTTGTTCCCGTAGCAACAGGTTGTACAAGTTACATACCTGCCATTTGCATAGTAAGTATGTGTTGAACAAGCCGCCCAGACCACTGTTGTGCTAAGTGCAACCCAAATGCCAATCAAAAGTTTTTTCATGTGGTTCTCCTTAAAAAGGTATTTCAGAATCATCTTCACCAAACCGACTTGCTGGTTTACGTGCGTAGTTAGAAGGCACTTCTTTGTCCCTCATCTCTTCCTCACGTTTCTTTTTGCTCCAGTTATCTTCTTTCAAAGCAAGCAAGTTGTGCCCTCGGCTGGTTGGCTTTTGCCACGCTGCAATCTTCAACTTCTCACCTGCTTTGTAGTCCATCTCTAGAACAACAAACCCTTTGTAGTCTGGGCCTTTGGGAGACTTACGCATCTCTTCTTCTTCCCAGTACATGACACCTGAACCAGGCATCTCCTTGTGTGCATTTCCTGTTGCCATTTCAATCCTTTCGTGTAAGTGTGTACTTGGCAAACTTCTTCCCGCCTTGGTTAACCATCTCCGTAAAGATTCTGTGTCCGTCTTTCCGCAGAGATTCGATATGTGCTGCAAGCCTGAAACAACCATATTCATTTAATGCCTCCAGTGGTGTCAGGCTCCCTATGTCCCTCAAGTGAATCAAGACATTCATTCGCTGAGTCCCGTATCTGGAGGTTGTTGGGACATGTCTGGCTTTGGGGAGCTTTGTCCTCCAGCGGTGACGATGGCTGCTTTGAGTTTGACTTTATCCAAGCTGTTGAAGTTCTCTGTAACACCTGTATTGCATGTTGCGAGGGAAGCAAGTTTCGCTGTCTTTTCCTCCAGAGAGAACTTCTGGCTGGAGACAATTCTGTTAACCATGCTGGCATAGCCATCTATCCAATCTTCAGGCGTTTCGTATCGTTTGTAAGGTTTGTCTGAATTCGGTACGTGAAGCGCAAACGCCCCATCGTCCTCTTGTAGTACATCCTCTGGTACATCCTCCACCCGCTCCACAGTGCCCATATGCTTGACCTTCTGTTCTGCGGGAGGATTGAAATCTTGTACCTCCTCTGGGGTGTAGACACCCACCACGCAACCTGGGAATACAGAGCGGATTCCTTCGCTAATGACACGAGCACGGAGCATCGCTCTTGGGTAGTTCTTCCAGTTATCCTTGTTGGCGATTCCAATCTCTTTCGCTTGGCGTAGAGTCCAACTGAGTTCGAGAGAACCGCCCTGCGGGTGCGAGAATAGCCCTGTAACCTTTTCATCTGTGTATTCCTTCCACTGTACGGAGCCACCTGCTTGTTGGAAACGAGCAAGCATTGCGTCTGCTTTCAATGCTGGACGACCTTGGATGACATGAAAATCACGCATAGCAATAGCAGGGTGTAGACCTTCTGCTTGGCATAGCAACATGATTGCCATAGCTTCTTGTGGGTTTTTAAACCCGAACATCTTGCTGGTGGCAGCAACCTCTGCCATAGCTTGGATGTCATTCAGCGGGATTATGTTCATCTGGAACCTCCTTTTTGTTACGTTGTTTCATCATTGCATCCGCTATCAAATAGGCAATACCTGCAACATGTTCATTGCTGTATTCACCTACGATTTCAGCCGTTAACAAGCCTGTCAAAGCCTGACCAGCAAAGTAGTCCCGCAAGTCCATGCCATCAGAGATGGTTGTTTGACCACTTGTAGGGTGTTTGTGCATGTAAGGGTAGGCTTTCATGCAGCCACCTTGTTCCTTCTGCCTGGCTTGGCTTTAGGTGTGCCATCTAGCTTGATTCCATACTTTGAGTAGGAGAGCTTTAGCAGAGCATCTACTTGTGTCTGTAAAGTGTTGTATTTACTAGACAATTGTTTAATCTCAAGCTCTAGCAAAGTAACTCGTTGCTGTTGTTTCTCTGTGAATAACATGTGAACCTCACTTTAAAAGGAATCTACGGGAGCCAGGAATATCCCTGACAAACTGCTTATAGATGTCTGGCATGGCAGACTGGAAGAGCTTGCTGTCAAACCTTGGGGATGATTTAGCGTTCTTCCAAGTAGCCAGTACTTGACCATCTATGCTGGACAGGGTGGAGGAGTCCCCCATGTACCCTGCCACCAAGGTTTGTAGCTGTTCTTCCTGTGCTTCTAGAGCCTTGATATTGGCTTTGACCTGACTCAGGGCTAGACAGGCTTGTTCAACGCTTGCAGAGGCTGTTTTAAGGCTTCCTGTGGCCTCCTGTGGGTACAGGAGTTTGACCTGTTCTAGGTCTTCAGGTGGTAGGGTTGTTCCCGCTTGGACATGACCCCAGATTGAAGCCATCTGGCGTATAAGTTCGTCTTTTTGTGTCTCTGTAATATGAAACGGAATGAGGACGAACTCTTGACCTCCGAATAGAACGGCGAGATAAACCATATCGACACCGAATACAGCAGCTTCGTGTACCAATTGTGCAACATCCGCAGGGGGTGCGACACCAGACACATCGTACTTATTACGCACACCAGCGTTGTAGTTCTTAGCTTCGACAAGTATTGTTTTTCCACCGAGTTTCCCTGCAAAGTCAAAATGGCTGCGTAGCCACGCATGTTTAGGGTGGGTCAGAGCGTCATCAATCTTGGTTAGCTCTGTCCTAAGTTCAGCTTGGGCGAGTCTGCCTATGACTGGTTCCATCACATGGCCCATCTGTACAGCTTCTATGCCAGACAGGTCGGGTATTTCCATCTTGCCAAGCTTAGTCAGGATGACTTCGTTGGCTTTGCCGTTAGCTACCTTGCGGGAGTCTCCGCTCCATATCGCAGAGTTTCTTGTTTCAGGGGAGAAATCAGACATTTGGCATCCCCTTCATAAGTTCTTCCTCTTCTGCTGTCATCACATCGTCAGCGGCAACCCAATTTTCTCCTGCGGGTTTGCAGCGGCCAGAAGCGTATCTTTCAGTAGAGCAGTAGGGTAGTTCAGGGATGGTGCGTAGAAGGCCTGTAACGAGGCTTATAGGCCTGTCAAAGCCGCATCTAGCGTACTCTTGGTCATCAGGTAAAACCTCAGAGTTGAGGATGTGGATACAGTTTATGCATAACTTTGTCATGGTCACGAACCTTTCAAATGATTGGGATTAGATTATAAGCACAGTTAATTAGATGATGTCAAGTGTTTATTTCATACGCCTCCCATTTTCTACAAAGGTTTTTGGTTGTCTTGGTTTTCCTCTTGCCTTTGCACACTTTGCTGACAGAAGTTTGTTTTGCTTTGGCTTGAAGTTGGGATGGTGTTAATGGTTTTAAAGGCTTTGGTGGTTGAACTGTTTCTGGTAACAGATTGTTAATGCTCAAGCCAATCACAGCACACAGGAAGATGACTCTGCTAATCATGTGTTCTTTTGCTTGAGCAACGCAACAGCTTGAGAAACTGCACTTTGTTGGCCTAAATTGGTGTTGTAGAAAAGGTCTGTTAACTCCTCATTTGTTAGCCCTACCCATGTGCGCTGTGGTGGGGTGGTGTAGATGGGAAGCCAACCCTCAATTGGTATTGACTCAAAACTATCGCTTTGCCATCCTCTCGTATTAGGGTCAATCCATGATGGACTCATCCACGCTATAGGCTCTTGCTCTGTGCGCTGTGGTGGTGTGCAGGTATGAATGTCGTTTGTGCGTTTGCCACATCGTGAACAAAAATTGCGTTCTTGGCTTTCCAATTCTGCAATGGCTTGGCATAGGGATGCGATAGACTTTATTGCTTTGCAGCTTTCAGAGTGCGGATTGTAAGAAAGCACATCGCAACAAGCCCTGCGCCCAATGTCAT